CCGAGCTTTTGAGACCCGACCCGCATCAGCCGCCGGAGTTTCTGCTGATCTGTCCATGCGGCCACTCGGAGCCAGCATCCCCGGACATCGAGGCCGAGCTTGAGGACCGGCCCCGGATGCCAGGATTCTAAGGAGGTTGAACCATGAATATTCCCTATTATCATATTAGGCAGTACGTCCCGATGGCCCGACCCTACGAGGCTTGCCGCTGATGTTATTTGATTTTCAAGAAGCTATCGTCGAATGGGCTATCGAGCGTGAGCGATGCGCGATCTTCGCTGATTGTGGGCTTGGCAAAACTATCATGCAACTTGAATGGCTCCGTCGCATCGGAGGCCGCGGTCTCGTCGTCGCGCCTTTAGCGGTGGCGCAACAGACCCGCTATGAGGGCCGCAAATTTGGCCTGACTGTTCCCTACATTCGCGACGCTACCGATATAGTCGGACCCGGTCTCTATGTCACCAATTATGAGATGGTCGATCATTTCCCTGCGGAATCCATAGATGCCATTGTATTGGATGAGAGTTCGATTTTGAAGTCTATCGATGGCAAGACACGCGGCAAACTGATAGAGATGTATCGTGATGTGGCATATCGTCTTTGTTGCACCGCGACACCAGCCCCAAATGATGTTACTGAGCTGGGTAATCATGCGGAATTTCTCGGGCAAATGACTAATGCTGAGATGTTGGGTGCGTTCTTCGTAAATCGAGATGGTGAATGGGGGTTGAAAGGTTATGCGGTCGAGGCCTTTTACGAATGGATGGCTACCTGGTGCATGATGTTTACAACTCCGGATCAGTTGGGATTCCCAAGCAATGGATACCATCTTCCGCCGTTGAACATCGAGCCGATATTTGTAGATGTTGATCATGCCAGTTATGCTCAGGCGACTGGCCGGTTATTCGTGACTGGTATGGCTGGGGTAGAGGGGCGATTGGTAGCTCGTCGCATGACGATGGCAGAACGCGTGAAACGGGCTGCGGAGATCATTGGCGAATCGGACGAGCAATGGGTCGTTTGGTGCGGACTGAATGATGAAGGGCGCCAATTGCATAGATTATTGGATGATTCAGTCCTGGTGGAAGGCGCCGATTCTCTCGGAGACAAGATACGAGACATCGGCAAGTTTTTTGATCAAAGTACGCGGGTCCTTATTACCAAAGTGCGCATCGGAGGATTTGGTCTCAATCTTCAGCATTGCCACAATATGATGTTCCTGGGTATTTCCGATAGTTATGAACAATATTACCAGGCCATCCGCCGATGCTGGCGATTTGGTCAGGAGTCCCAGGTTAACGTGATAATTCTAACGTCAGATATAGAGAGGGTTGTCTTGGAGAATGTGCAAAACAAAGAACGAGAGCATCAACTTACAGTAGAAGCAATGGCGGGACGGGTGGCCGATTATGATCGGATGGCTTTGAACGGACAATCGGCAGCATCCCAAGAATATGACCTTCAAGCCCCTATTCAATCCGAGCATTATCAGTTGATTCACGGGGATTGCCGCGACCAATTATCGGCGATGCTTCCGGACTCCATAGATTTTACAGTATTTAGTCCACCATTCCTCGACCTATTTAGTTATTCCGCCGATCCGCGTGATCTAGGAAATAGTCATGATGATGCTGAATTTGGATCGATGTATAAAGAAGTGGCAAAGGGATTGTTTCATGTTTCCAAGAAAGGGCGATTGGTAGCGGTTCATGTGGCCCAGGTCCCTGCGAAACTGGCGCATGATGGATTCATAGGGTTAAAGGATTTCCGAGGATTGATTATTCAGATTATGACAGATGAGGGATTTGACTATCACGGTGATGTCACGATAGATAAGAATCCTCAAGCTCAGGCCATCCGAACCCATAGCAAAGCGCTCCTTTTCAAACAATTAAAAAAGGATGCATCATGGCTACGGCCCGGATTGGCCGATTTTATCTTGGTATTCCGTAAGCCCGGAGAATCAATCATTGCCATCCATCCGGACATCACTAATGAGGATTGGGTCACATGGGCGCATCCAGTATGGTATGGATTGAGGGAAAGTGACACGTTGAATAAGGCCGAGGCTCGCACTGAAAAAGATGATAAACATATAGCGCCATTACAACTTGGCGTTATTGAACGATGCATCCGACTCTGGAGCAATCCAGGCGATACAATCCTGAGTCCATTCGCTGGTATTGGGTCGGAAGGTTATGTCGCATTAGAGCATAATCGCAAATTTATAGGGATCGAATTAAAGCCCGAGTATTTCAAAGTGGCGGCGAAGAATCTCCAGAAGGCTATCGAATCACGGACCCAAATCGCGCTACCTTTGATAATTAGTTAGATATGAGAAAGGATGTAATATGTCAGAGATTTGCCCGAAGTGTCAGCGACCTATCAGCGGCGGCACAGGAGTCGGCAACCTGGGATTATGCGGCCAGTGTTGGCGGCAACTGATCCGCTGATGATCCGATGCAACTCATAACCGAGAAGGAATTTCAGGCGACCGTTATCGACCTGGCTCGCACTCACGGCTGGATCGTCGGCTTTACTTACGACGCCCGGAAGTCCGAGCCGGGCGAGCCGGACCTCCGGATGGTGCATCCGGTCCAGCGCCGGGTGATATTCGCGGAACTCAAGACGACCAAAGGCCGGCTGACCACGGGACGGATGAACAAAGCCGGGAGCCGTTGGCTCCCCGGACAGGACGAATGGGCCGACGCGCTGGCATCCTGTCCCGGCGTGGAGTATTACCTCTGGCGCCCGGACGGACTAAACGGGGAGATCGAGCGAATTTTGGGGAGGTGCAGATGATTTACTCAGAGGCGCTTGTGAGTCAATTAGCGATGTTGAATTGGTGGGAACATGACGGTAGTGAAAGTGAGCACATATATAAGGGTATAAGGGCTTCGGAGAAGGATGCTCATCCGATTATGGCCCCGCGGCGATTGAAAAAGATGATGGTGGATATGTTCAGCCAGGGCGACACATATTATATCTCGCAAGAGATCGCCGACGTATTATTGGGCGGATTTGATACTCTGCCCGATAGCCCGTTAGGAGATGTCCGACCCAATTGGCCCTATGGTTGGGCCTTCTTTGAAAAGCCGGTCGTAGTTCCGTTTCCCCACGCTTATCCTTGGGACCTCCAGGGATTAGCATGGGGGCCAGCTTTAGATCAGCAGCGTCAAGGTCTCGGCGGATTGAATCTCGCCGTTTTTGTATCAACTCCGAAAACGGCGCATATGACCTGCGCCGGGATGTCGACGTGGCGTTGGGAAGCTAGCTGGGATCAGCAATGGGGGAGAACAGATGAGAGTCTCCCGGAGGAGTACGCACTGGGGCAATGGATGAGTAAGTTGATCCTCTCATTCTTCGCCTTCATCCGCCAGGAGTGCGTGACTATACAGAATCAGCCGGCAGCCCGGCCAATACGCCGACACCTGCCCAAGTCCTACGCCGCCGAGCCTATAATCAAGGTGATTCAACTCCGGCGCCGGAGTACCGCGACCAACGCCGACGAGTCTGTTTCGATCGACTACTCTTGCCGTTGGCTGGTCCGGGGCCATTGGCGGAATCAATTCTATCCCGGCTCTAAAAGCCACCGCCCGCGGTACATCCAGCCCTATGTTAAAGGCCCGGACGATAAACCACTGAAGCCAACGAAAACCTCCCTGTTCGCCGTGGTTCGCTGACAGCCTGGCCGGGAAGATCGAGCGCATATTGAGAGGTGCAGAAATGCCTAATATCGGCGATGTTGTCCGGGGGAGCGACCTCGGCAAAACCAGCGGGCGCAAATATATATGGGCCGAATGTCCCGACTGCCTGGAGCAACGCTGGGCGGACTCCCGGCCCCTGGACAAGGGAACGCACCGCCGCTGCCAGGCTTGCGTCCGGGCCGAGGTTAAATCCCGCTGGAGAACCCGGTAAATATCCGCGGTCCCGACCTTGGATGCGTCTGAATTGCACTCTGTGATAGAATGGCCGCATGACGATGAGAGACCGCGTTCAGGAACTGCGCCGCGTCCCGGCGTCGGAACTCCGGGCCAATCCTAAGAATTGGCGGCGCCATCCGCCGGCCCAGGTTGCCGCCCTCCGTGGCGTTCTTGACGACATAGGATTCGCCGACGCGGTGATCGCCCGCGAAACTCCCGACGGCCTGGAGCTTATCGACGGCCACCTCCGGCAAGAAGTGATGGGAGACCAGCCGGTCCCGGTCCTGATCGTGGACGTGACCGAAGAAGAAGCGGACAAGATGCTCCTCACTTATGACCCGCTGGCGATGATGGCCCAAGCCGACCAGGACCAACTCCTCGACCTACTCCACCACACCCAGTTCGCCGACAAAGCGGTTAACGATATGCTGGAGGCGTTGGCTAATGGGGAGCGGATGCCGATGCCGGACCTGACCGAGCCGGTCACCGACAACGCCTATACCCAAACCGTTGACATCCCGATCTATTACCCGACAGGGCCGCAACCGGCCATTGAAGAATTGACCGACCGAAGCACTGCCGATGAGTTAATCGGTCAGATAAGACAAGCGGAATTGCCGCCAACCATAGAACGATTCCTCCTGGACGCTGCCGAACGACACGTTGCGTTTAACTTTCAACGCATCGCTAACTACTATGCTCACTCCTCCCCGAACATCCAGGCATTGATGGAGCGGTCGGCCCTCGTAATAGTTGATTATGACCAAGCCATCGCTAACGGCTTTGTACGCCTCAAGGAGGACATCGACGCGGCGTTCACCGAGGACTATCCGTATGCGTGAGGACTTCTGCGCATTCATCCTGACTCACGGCCGACCGGATAAAGTAATTACATACCGGACGCTACGAACTCACGGTTACACCGGGAAGGTCTTTATCGTGATTGATGACGAGGATGCGGATGGCGAGGAGTACAAGCGAATCTATGGCGACGATGTTCTGGTATTCTCCAAGGATGAGGTCGGACGATATACCGACCCGTTTGATAACTTCTCCGACCGGAGGACTGCCCTCTGGGCGAGAAACGCCTGTTGGGACTTGGCGAAGCAAGCGGGCTATCGTTACTTCATCCAACTTGATGATGATTATACCCATTGGAAGTACCACAGAATGGGGAAAGGTCACCGGCTGAGTTCTTCAATAGCTGAAGAATACCACGCCTGGAAAACCAAGAACCTTGATGCGGTCTTTAATGCGTTGGTCAAATTCGTTGAGACCACGCCAATCAAAACGGTCGCACTATCCCAAGGCGGCGACCATATTGGTGATTCGGGTGGCTCCAGTAGCCCTCGGCGATTCAAGAGAAAAGCAATGAATAGCTTTGTTTGTGATACGCAAAAGCCGTTCTTGTTCCGAGGGCGGATTAACGACGATGTGAATACTTATGTCTCCCTTGGCCGCACCGGCGATTTATTCTTTACTGATATGCAATTGCAACTTGAGCAACTTCAGACCCAAACGAATCCCGGCGGGATGACCGAGTTATATCTGGACTCTGGCACGTATGTGAAGTCCTTCTATACAGTTATGGCGGCGCCTTCTTGCACAACAATCGGGCTAATGGGACACTTCAATAAGCGGCTTCATCACAAGATTAACTGGCGGACGGCGGTCCCATTGATTGTCCCGGCGCCTAAATTAGTCACTGGATAAGTCATGGCTTTACAAAACGGGACGAAGATCGGCGCCGAATTAAGGCGGTCCCAGGTCTTGCAATTGAAGCAGGCCGGAGCGTCGGAGCAAGCTATTGCGGAGCAGCTCGGCGTATCCAAGACGCAGATAAACAACGACGTCAAGCGCCGCCTGGCGGAGATTAAGAAGTCCGACACCGAGGCGGTTGAGCAAGAATACACGCTCCAGAAGTCCCGCTATGAACGGCTTCTTCTCCGGTGGTGGAGCCAGGCGATCGGCCCCGACGACACCCAGGCCGCGAGAGCAACCGGTGTCGTTCTGGACATCCTCCGCCGCCTGGATCTGATCGGCGGACTTGTCCCGGATAAACCATTGATCCAACTCCAGCAGCAAAACCTTATAGTCGGCGGCGTAACCTTCGCGGACCTCCTCCGGGAAGCGATGGACGGCGCCGGCCAAGTCGTGGAGGGAGAACGTGTCGATTTGGGGACTGACCTGGCCTTGG